AACAGCAAATGCAACAACAACCTCAACAATACAATGAGACCTATCGTGGGGTCAAGTTTGTAAAAGAGGGGACCAAGGGATGACAGCAACCTATCGTGGTGTGAAGTATAATACTCACACTCCGAAACTAGAATATCGTAAGTGGTATTCTGTAACACATGCTCCATCGCATCCATCAAATAAGTATCGTGGTGTTGCTTACCGTCCTTGTAACAACTGGAACTGGGAGGAGAAGAAATGAAAAAACTTAACTTCCTGCAATTGATTAAGGAGCAAAAGCAAAGAGAGGAGCGTCGTCATCAAGCACAACTAGCACAACTAGTAGGAGCAAAGTAATGGCACAAATCGTCGTATCTTTAACTGCCGCAGCAGCTCTGGGAACAATCTTACTTTCAACCTATATTCAATGGTTGTATAAGTATTAATCACCGGGGGCAACCCCCCTTTTTAATAGGCATAAATTTTTATTGCGTAATATCAGAAAATCAACACAATCATTCTACATAGTAGTAGAATATCTGAGGTGATACAAATGAACGAAAACTTCTTTGTTATGATATTCTTTGTGCGTGGAGGGCATTATGCACAACTTAATTTCTTACAATCAACTAGCTGGATGGAAACAATTTGAGGATACCATAGATAGATGTAACGAACAAAATGAATTAATTAATGACTATTTTAATTGTTTGATTGAGCGCAATGAGAATCGACAACACTGTAAAAGGGTATGTCTAGAGATGTTGAGTAAACCATAACGTTCATTGGAGGGGTTGATCCCCTCCTTTTTTTATGTTATGATAATTCAAGAAAATACTATCTTATGGACAGAGAGAAACTAAAATTAATTATCAGAAATCTTGAATCTCTTGTAGAATGTTTGAAGTCAGAAGTTTATTCTGATGCTTCAATGTATACTTCGAAAGATATAAGATACGAAGAAATTACATCACACATTCACGACTACGACGAAATTTTTTATGACGATGATGGATATCCCGACTGAGTTCGAGTTTATGAAACCAGAAGTTAAACTCATTAGTGTTACTCCTGATGCTGAAAAACACATGGCATATTGTGCTCGTGTCAGCAATCCAAGTAACCAAGAAAACGAGAAGTTTGCTGGTCTCTTAAAGTATTGTATTGCCCATCAGCATTGGAGCATCTTTGAGCAAGCTTCAATGACCGTTGAGATCAATACAACAAGAGGTATAGCGGCTCAAATTCTTCGACACCGCTCATTTACATATCAAGAATTTTCTCAACGATATGCTGATACAAACCTTCTAGGTGGAACGATTCCTCTTCCAGAACTTCGTAGGCAAGATGACAAGAATCGTCAAAACTCAATTGATGATATTCCTGACTATCTGAAACTAACTTTACTTGAAGACATTCGCATTCTCTTTGAGCACTCTCAGAGGGTCTACAACCGCCTTCTGGAAAAAGGAGTGGCAAAGGAATGTGCAAGGTTTGTATTGCCCTTAGCGACGCCCACAAGACTCTATATGACTGGCTCTGTAAGGTCATGGATACATTACATTGATTTGCGTTCTGCACACGGTACACAGAAGGAACATATGGAGATTGCAGAGTTAGTTCGCTGCATCTTTATTTGCCAGTTCCCTGCCGTATCTGAGGCACTTGGTTGGTCTCGTAATGAAAACTGCTCAGAATGTAACGATGCACCATCGATTACTATTGAATAAATATCAACATATAAAATGGAGGAGTAAACTTGGCAACTTATCCTGTTATTCATAAACAAACTGGTGAACAAAAAGAAGTTACCATGAGTATTCATGATTGGGACCAATGGAAAAGAGACAATCCCGAATGGGACAGAGATTGGTCAGATCCATCAACTTGCCCCGCTTCGGGAGAAATTGGTGAGGTCTATGACAAACTTAGAAAGTCTCATCCAGGATGGAATGATGTCCTTCGTAAGGCATCCAAAGCACCTGGGTCAAACGTAAAACCAGTCTAAATTTTTTATAAAACCATATGGCAAGAAGAAGAAAGGATGATCAACCGATTGGTGTCGGAATGACCGCAAAGCAAATGAAGCGTAAGAAGCCAATCAATCTTGATTTAATGAGAGAGATTGAACCTTTAACAGAAAATCAAAAACTTCTGTATGAAGCGTATGAAGCAAACAAAAACATTGTTGCATATGGATGTGCCGGAACTGGTAAAACTTTCATCACATTGTATAATGCCCTTCAAGACGTTTTAGACGATAGAGCACCTTACGAAAAAATTTACATCGTTAGATCTCTTGTTGCCACTCGTGAAATTGGATTTCTTCCTGGCGATCATGAAGATAAATCCTCACTTTATCAAATCCCATATAAGAACATGGTGAAATTCATGTTCCAAATGCCAGATGATGCATCGTTTGAGATGCTTTATGGCAATCTTAAAACGCAAGGAACGATCAGCTTCTGGTCTACTTCCTTTATTCGCGGAACGACTCTTGATAATTCTGTTATTATCGTTGATGAATTCCAAAACTTAAACTTCCACGAACTTGATAGTATCATTACTCGTGTAGGTGAAAACTCTAAGATTATGTTTTGTGGCGATGCCACTCAAAGTGACCTAATTAAATCGAATGAAAAGAATGGTATCGTTGATTTCATGAAAATCCTTCGTATCATGCCGTCTATCGATATCATTGAATTTGGTGTTGATGATATTGTTCGTTCAGGTTTAGTTAAAGAATATATTCTCGCAAAAATGGAAGTTGGTGCATGACATTTATTCATCATAATTACTTAGGTGAACTCGAACTAGAAAAGAAAGAAACAAATGGCATCCGTCTCTATAATCTCCCGAATGGAGACTGGGTGCCATCAATTACCTCTGTAACCTCTTTCTACAATCGACAGATCTTTACCGAATGGAGAAAGAGAGTTGGTCTTGAGAAAGCAAATGCAATTACAAGAAAAGCAACCGCAAGAGGAACTGACTTTCATCAAGTCTGCCAAGATTATTTGGAAAACAAAGAACTCAACTGGGATGATTATCAACCTCTGACAAAGTTTATGTTTTATCATGCAAAGCCTTATCTTGATAAGATAAATAATATTCATGCAATTGAAAGAACTCTTTATTCCGAATACTTAGGGCTTGCTGGAAGAGTTGATTGTATTGCAGAGTATGATGGCGAGCTCGCTGTCATTGACTTTAAGACATCAGAAAAAATAAAACCAGAAGAGTGGATCGAAAATTATTTCGTTCAAGAAACATTTTACGCAGCAGCGTATTATGAGTTGACAAAAATCCCTCCCGTCAAACTCATCACATTAATGGTTACTCCTGGTGGCGAAGTTAAAGTATTTGACAAAAGAAACAAAGGGGATTATATTAGACTATTAGTTCGCTATATCAAAGAATTTGTACGTCACAATACTAGGTCAGATGGAGAATGAGTTAGAAAAAGTATTAGAGAGTAAATTTTTCTGTCCCTCAAGATTTGCACAGGAGATTGAAAATCTTGTGCAAGTAAATACTGAGATGAATTATATTGATGCGATTGTTCATTTCTGCGAGCAGAACAACATTGACTTAGAATCAGTTCCTAAACTTATCTCAAAACCGTTAAAAGATAAAATTAAATACGAAGCGATGGAACTTAACTTTCTTAAAAAGAGTTCCAGAGCAAAATTGCCTTTATGATCCATTTTTGGGGGAAAAAATCCCGGCAAAAAAATCCCTATATTACTTTTTTGAATGATGCCATATGATGCCTATAAGTGTTATCTGTCTTTGAAAAATCACTTCACCAAGGACAGTTATGACTACCACAAATATTGTGGTAAAAGTCGTGCAACTCTACAATCATTCTATAAAAGAAAGGATAGAATGTGGTTTGAAAAAGTATCACGACAAAAAACAGACAAGGAAGTAGAAGAATTTTTCGTAGCAAATTTTGTCACATGTAATGATCCAGAAACTCTCTGGATCGGAGAAATGATCAAAGAAGGTGAAGATCGATACAAAAATTGGCAGAAAAAGGTTCAGTCCCTCTCCTATATCTTTAAAGAAGAAAGTCGATCTTTGTTTGAAGAAAATAAATTTGAAGATATTTTTAATTGTTCCAAAGGGCATCCCGTTCTTTTGAAAAAGTTCCTGAGCGGGAAAATTAGCCTAGAAACAATGGTCATATACGATAGAATATTCCTGTACGGGAAGAAGTTTGATAGCAAACTTAAAGACCCGGTGTGGGAAACCGTCAGTCGTCGGATTAAAAAATATAATCCGTTTCTAAATATTGATGTATTTTGTTTTCGTAAAATCTTGAAAGAAATTATTTTGGAGGATTCATGAGTTTCTTCAATTCGGAAGTTGTCCGATCAGAGATGACTGAAATTGCAGACCTTCAAGAAGAGATTTATTCAAATGTCTTCAAATTTCCTGCGATGTCAAAAGAAGAAAAACTTGAACATGTGGAACTTCTGGAAAGACTTTTGGATAAGCAAAAAGTTCTTTACACAAGAATGAGTTTATCTGATGATCCAGAAGCGAAAGAAATGAAAGATAAAATTATGAAGTCTGCTATCATGATGGGTATGCCACCTGGAACTGACATGAATATTATTCTTAACAACATGTCTCAGATGCTCGATGTGATGAAAGAGCAGATTGACAAAACAGGTTCAGACCTGTAAAATAACAAAGTACACAAAAGCCAAATCCATACAAATCCGAGGTAATCTGATGTCTTTTGCAGATCTTAAAAAGCAATCCAAACTTGGTTCTCTCACTTCTAAACTGGTGAAAGAAGTTGAGAAGATGAGTGCAACTTCCAGTGGCGCAGATGAGCGTCTTTGGAAACCAGAAATGGACAAAACTGGAAACGGTTTTGCAGTGATCCGTTTTCTTCCTGCACCCGAAGGGGAAGATGTTCCCTGGGCAAAAATGTATTCCCATGGTTTCCAAGGTCCTGGTGGTTGGTATATTGAGAACTCTCTGACCACTAGTGGACAAAAAGATCCTGTCTCTGAGTACAACCGTAAATTGTGGAACAGTGGTAGCGATAAAGATAAAGAAACTGTTCGTAAACAGAAGCGTAAACTATCTTACTATTCCAATATCTATGTTGTAAAGGATCCAACTAATCCTTCTAACGAAGGTAAAGTCTTCCTGTTCAAGTATGGCAAGAAGATCTTTGACAAGATCATGGAAGCAATGCAACCTGAGTTTGAAGATGAAACTCCCATCAATCCCTTTGATTTCTGGCAGGGTGCTAATTTCAAACTCAAAATCGTAAAGAAAGATGGGTATTGGAACTACGACAAATCTGAGTTTGGTTCAGTTGAACCACTACTTGATGATGACGATGCTCTGGAAGCTCTTTGGAAAAAAGAGTATTCTCTGGCAGCAGTCACCGCTCCCGACCAGTTCAAAACTTATGAAGAACTCGAAAATCGTTTGAATGCTGTTCTAGGTCTTCAAACAACTCCTTCACGTTCTCGTGAAGTCATGGAGCAAGAAGAAGATTATGATTCCTATCTTTCAAAACCAACCGGTGAGACCAAAGTAGTAGAAGAGTTGGAAGAGTCTTATGCTCGTTCCAAATCCCCTTCACTTCCCGCAATTAGTACTGCTGATGAAGATGAAGATGACGCTTTGAGTTATTTCCAGCGTCTTGCTGAGGAATGATCACTCAAAAAGTCTAATATTATCTGCTTTTTTAAGGGTGCTGTTCAGATATTGGGCAGCACCTATTTTATATGGCATAATACTATTGATATCATCGAGTACGATACGCAAATATGCTGATTTAAGAACGAATATATTTCTCTTTTCTGCTTCAATTTGAGACTCGTATTCATAGTTAGTCACAGGAGTTAATATACTTGATGCAGGAAGAGTCGTGTAATACCCAAATCCATCATCATAATATTCATAGTAATATGCGTTTCCTATGTTAATATCTCCATCAACAGTAAAAATAACTTCCTCTCTTCCAGATGTGCTCATAACGGGATTTGCTACTAAAGCAACTACTGGAAGTTCATAACTGAAAGAAATTACTATATTATCAATTGCTGCGTTGATAGATGTAACAGTAAATCTTCCATTAAATTCTGATTCTGATACATTATTGATATAAACTTGATCTCCAACTTTTAGATCAAGAATACCATTGTTCATCGTAACTGTAACTGTTCTTGATGGTTCACCGGCACTTCCAGCAAAAATTTGATTTATGCGAGTATTGATTACTTGTATAAAGTTTCCTTCGGTTCTCCATGTATTTGGAGATCTCAATCCAGCAGGCAGAACAACTGCTCCCGAAGAGTTTCTAATTTCTATTGTTTCATAATGGTGAATTCCAGAATATAGATTTTCATAGGATCCATACTTTTCCAACATAACCTTATCAAAAGTATTTTGTTGTAATGGCCATTCACTTTGAACACTTAGAATATTATTAGAAAGCAAGACAATCCAATCTAAGGTATCATCTTCATAAAATTTGTATGCAACATTGTCAGGTCTTTCGTCGCCAAGAATTGTATATTTTTCAAAGAATGATAAATTTCCAAAAATGTCTTCTCTCAGTTTTCCTCTCTTAAAGAAATTTTTTACACTAATATAATCAGATATATTTTGTTTTTCTCTGCCTCTTGAAACATATGCAAAATTGGGGACTTGTCTAAAATAAGATGCCATTTTTAGTAACCTATCGATGTATCGTTATCTGAATCATAATCGTCATCATAGATTGGATCAAGTTCACTGAATGTTAGTGAAAGATCGTATTGAACCATTGCACCATCTTCATACGTCGCATAATTTCCAGCAGGAGTATAATTAACATTGCATGATGTAAGCGCACATTCTTTAATTTTATTCAACCATGGATGATCTTTATCTTTTCCGTCTTGCCCATAAATGTAAGAAATTCCAAATGTGTTTGGAGACTTTAAATATAAAGAACTCTTTGCTCTCTTTACGGACATTCCTTGTTTAAAGAATCTAATAATTTCTCTGATTGCCGCCGCCTCTAGTTTCTCTCTTGCAGACATTGAGAATGTAAAACTAAATGATCTGAGTGAAGGACCATCGAAGAGTAGTTCTAAGTTTGGATTGACGATTGCTCCAGTTAATCTTGTAAAAAGGTTTTTATTTGTCCCAACGGCGGCTGATGCTAGACTAGTCGTTAATAATGTTTTTGCTGCTTGTGGATCTGATGTTAATGGTCCAGTAACTGCCGCAGCAGCAGCTTCCGTATTGCCTCCCATTAATGATAAAGATACTCTTGTTCCAGTTTCTGCAAGTGCATTGAGTTTATCTTCTCCCCAATTTACATTATTTGAATCTGTGATGGATGGTTGAATTGGTAGAGATACTGATCCTAAAATCTTTCTAGTATCACCGCCAATTCTTTCACCTAATTCATCCCCTGCTGCTGTCGTTGAAACTTTCTTAGGAGAGTATCGATACATTGAAAATTTAATATAATCCTGTTTGGGATCTTTACTGATTGGATACGTTAAATTTTGTTTATACTTTTCTCTAACTCCACCATCTTGAATATCATCTCCCTTTAAAACTTCATCTTGTGTTAATGGTTTTGTTTGCCCCTGTGGAGATCCGGTTGCTCCATCAGATGGATTAGTTTGTGCGTTAGATTGAATTACTTTTTGAGCTTGATCTGGTCTTACACCAGCAGCAGTTAAAGTTTTTGTTGTATTTGCTGCTACATTTTTATTCAAATTTCCATTTGTTGATACTAATGATTTTTCAGCATCAGCACCTAAGATTTGCTTTCCGTTAGAGTCTTTTAAAAGTTCCCATTTTTTACCATCATTTGTTCTAGCTGCTGGTTTCCAACTTCCTTGACCTGTTCCATAAGTAAGTTCACTTGTTGTATCTGAAACCCAAGTATATAATGTTGTTGTTCCACCAGAAACTTCTGTTCCTCCACTAGCCTGTCTTATTGCAGTGGAAGTTCTGACAAATAGATTAGTATTTCTTGGTCCGACAGCAGTTCCATATTCTTTGCTGCAAATTTGCCCCTGTGGGCACTGGAAATTTCCCGCCATTAGACTACCTCCTCAATCAAAAGAAGATTCATCATCTCAATTTTTTGTAGAGTATGAGACATTTATGAAGAGATTTTTATTTATTTAGACGGAATTTTGCATATGGTATCGCAAGTAACTCATCAAGTTCATTAAATTTGATAGTATGAAGTTTACCCGCAACTTCATTCCAAGTATATTGTCTCCCTTGCTGCCAGTGAAAGTTGATTGCTTTAAATCCCCATCGTTCTAATGAAGTGCAGGCAATCAGTGGGTGTTGATCATACTCAATACCTGGTGTTTTGGGATTGTAAATGAAGGTATAAAACTTTCCTGGTTCTGGATATAATACTTCTTCTGTAAACAATTCTGTGATGATGAGCATCAAATCTTCTGGATCATTCGTTCCAGATTCTAAAATTCTTTTTTTGAGTTCTCTAACTCGTGCTGTTGTGCTAGTATCTACATATTGACCGAAACCTTCTGCCATTATTTGATACCTAATTCTTCTTCGGTAATGACTTTAAATTCTAACATTCTATCAGCACACCATTCTTTTGCAGCTTTCCACTTTGCTTGATTGACTGCATATGTTTTACATTCATGTAGATAAGATTTAGTTGCTCTCGATTTTTGTTTGGGTGGAATAGTCTGTTTTTTTGGTTTTACTTCAATTACATAAGTCTTGATATTTCCAGATTGTTCCTTAACTTTGATCAAATAATCTGGAAAATAACGATGAATTCTGTTATCTACTGGTGAAATATAACCTATTGAAAATTCCTCAGATGCCCAAGAAACTATACTTGAATTATGGTCACACCAATAGCAAAATTTTCTTTCCCAACTACTTCTGCAAATGATATTATTAGCATTTCCTTGATACTTTTCTGGATAAGAAGGCTTATAAATGCTTTTAATACTTTCTGCCATTATCCCTACTACATAATATATAAAGGTCAAAAAGTATTTATAAATGACTCAACCAAGACCAGCTGCGCCAAAAATAAGAACTATCAATGATATAAAAGGTAGTTTACTGCATCCAGCCCTTACGTCTCATTTTGAATGCTTTTTCAATATTCCAAATACCTTTTTGTCTGATAGACAAGGAAAAGTAAAAGATTTTATTCAAAAATCTGTTCCAGTAAATACAGAACTTTTAATATTATCCTGCTCTGAGGCATCTCTTCCTGGATCAAATCTCGCTACCGTTGAATTAAATAATGATTTCACTGGTGTTACTCAAAGACATGCATATAGAAGATTATATGACGATAGAGCAGATTTTACATTTTATGTGGATACAAGTTATAATCAAATACTAGTATTTGAAAGATGGATGCAATTTATAACAGGGGAGCAAATATCTGAGTCTGCTCGATTGACGAATCATTATAGAATGATGTATCCAAAAACTTATAAAACAACCATTTATATAACAAAATTTGAAAGAACTGCAAGATCAAAAACAGGAAAGGATAGACAAAATGAAACAAATGGTTCCTATCAGGGATCAAGCATTTATTACAGTTTTTTTAATGCCTTTCCAACATCAATAACATCAATGCCAGTCTCTTACGATACATCTTCGCTTTTAAAATGTACTGTATCGTTTACATATGACAGATATGTTGTTGACAGTAAACCACTTACAGGACAAGAAAGAGAGCCCTCACAAACTCCTGCTATTGGTGTTGCAAATCCAAGTGATGTTGCATATGCTAATGGAAAAGCACTTACCAATGCATTTTCTGGAGTTTCACCAATTTCTGGAAACTTTTTTAACAATATTTCTCCAAACCAATTTAATCTTTCTCCTGGGTCTTTAACTGAAAGTGGAGAAGGTGGAGAAATTATAAATGCTATCACTGCAAATAATAGACAAGTTGAGGCAGGTTTGCCTTATGTTGGAAGAAATCGTGGACCAATCTCACGATTTTCTGGTATCTAATAAATAAAGTAACTGAATTGTATAGGAGATTATGCCTTTACCAAAAATTGCTACGCCAACTTATGAGTTGGAATTGCCTTCAACTGGAGAAACAGTAAAATATAGACCTTTCCTTGTCAAAGAAGAAAAACTTCTTGTTATTGCATTGGAATCTGAGGATACAAAACAGATTACTACTGCAATTAAAACAGTTATTAAAAACTGTATTGAGACAAAAGGAATTAAAGTAGAATCTCTACCAACTTTTGATATCGAGTATTTGTTTTTGAATATTCGTGGCAAGTCTGTTGGTGAAGATATTGAAGTAAATATTATCTGCCCAGATGATGGTGAAACATCCGTTCCTATCAAGATCAATGTAGATGATATTCAAGTCCAAAGAAATGATGAGCACACAAATAAAATTAAACTAGATGATAGTTTAATGATGCAAATGAAGTATCCATCTTTGGATCAATTTATTAAGAGTAACTTTGATTTCTCAAATGACAATGCAATGGAACAGTCATTTGAACTTGTTGCATCTTGTGTCGATAAAATCTTTAACGAAGAAGAGGCTTGGTCTGCATCTGATGTGACCAAAAAAGAACTCATGGAGTTCTTGGATCAAATGAACACAACACAATTCAAACAGATTGAGAAGTTCTTTGAAACTATGCCAAAACTTTCTCATACTGTAAAGGTTAAAAATCCAAAAACAGAAGTTGAAAGTGAAGTTGTTCTTGAAGGGTTATCAAGTTTTTTCGCATAGGGATGGTCCATATGGACCTCCAAAACTACTTCCGTCTTAATTTTTCGTTGATGCAGTACCATAAATATTCATTGACGGAAATTGAAAATATGATACCTTGGGAAAGAGACGTATACGTTGAACTTCTCAAGCAACATATAGAAGAAGAAGAGTTCAAGCAGAATCAACAAACTAATGGCTGGTAATTTTAATTTACCCACAGAGAATATTGATGAGGTAATTTTAAGATTACTAGCCTTAGAGCCTAATGAAATTGAAGAACTTGATTATGAAACTTATAAAAGTAATCTAAGAGAACTTTTAGCAGAAATTACTACTGGATCAAGAAAGATTGATGGTAGTGAGGTAGAAGGAATAAAAGCGGAGTTTAAAAGAGTTAGAGGGAAAAAAGGTAGATTTAAAATTAAAAAAACCAAGATCAGTGCTACTGGATTGGGTCTTGGTGGAATTAGAAAGCAAGTAAGAGGAACTCAAAAGAGACTAATGCTTGCTCCTTCCGGAGGTGTTGGGGCAGGGCAAAAAGATAAAATTGATGCGATCTCACAAGATAAAGTAGGAGAAGAAAATCCTCTGCTCACAATCAGCAAAACTCTTGATTCTATTTTAAACACTCTGATTGGAATAAACAAACAAAACCAAAAAGAGAATGAAAAAAGAAGAAGAGGTGATGAGCAGAAAAAAAGAGCGGAAAGAGAAACTGGTTTAGAATCAAAAACTTTCGATGGTCTTAAAAAAGCAGTTGCTGCTGTAACTAAACCATTCCAATCGATCTTTGATAAGATCATGAACTTCATTTTCTTCACGCTACTTGGTAGAGTAGTAGTGAAGTTGTTTGATTGGTTTAGTAATAAAGAAAACCAGAAGAAGATACAAAGTTTAATAAGATTTTTCAAGGATCATTGGCCAACAATTTTAGCATTATATTTAAGGTTTGGAACTGGTCTTGGTAGATTTGTCGGAGGATTATCCAGACTTTTAATCAAAGGTTCTTTAAAACTCATTCAAATTACTGCAAGTATTGCAGCAAAAATGGGTCTTAAAAAAGCAGGAAAACTAGCAAGTTTTCTTGGTGGTAGAGGAGGAAGACTGCTTGGTGCTGGATTAGCAGTTGGTGCAGATGTTGCTATAACAGCAGGAGCATCAGGTACTATTGAGGGTCTTGCAGGCGGTGATTTTAAAGTTCCTGGATTCTTTGGCGGTGGTTGGGCAGGAGGAATTAAAAATTTCTTCGGTAATATGTTTAGCGGTCTTGTAAAAGGACCAAAAGGAAGAGATAAAGTTCCTGCGATGTTAACGGACGGAGAGTTCGTGATGTCAAAAGGTGCCGTGCAAAAGTATGGTATTGATACTCTTGAATCAATGAATGCTGCTGGGGGTGGAACTAATATTCCACAGATTACTGATGGAGTTACTTATGCTCAGGGAGGAGGGTATATTGGATCTCAGGAGGAAAAGAAAGAGAAAATTAAGGATCCCATTTTAGAAAAAAGAGAAAGACTTGCAAAGTCTCAACTACAAGCACAGAAAGCACTATCCTCTGGATCTGGACTATCGTTAAAGGGAGAAAGCACCGGTAGAGATCTTGGAACAGGTTATGGTGCAAAAAATCAAGGACGTGATGCAGTTGTAGTCAAAGGTGGTGCTGAGAAAATGGATTTATCCATTACTTTAGGTGGCAAAAGATATTATGGAATGAGAAGAGGTAATGATGCGGTGTATGTTGCATTAGATCGTAGAGACAGAGCTGTCCCTAGTGGAGGATTATTTCAACCAGGAGGATTATTTGGTGGTCCAAGAATGTCAGCAAGAATGGATTATGCGGCATCAAAGAACAGATATTATTCATCATCAGATCAAAAAACATATAGAAATTATAATGATGCAGAAGCAGCAAGAAAATCAAGAATGACTTCTCTTGCATCTCAACAAAGACTTGATAAGTTAAGTTATGCTGGTGCTCGGGGAGGCAGCCGCACTCAATCAACATCAAGAGGAGTTAGATTTGATGCGGAAGATAAAGTAAGACGTGAAGATTTTGAGAAGAGAGGTGGACTCCTGGGTCAAATAGGAAGAAGTTTGACCTCAATGTTTGGATCTCAAAAAGATATTGATAAAAATAAAGCAGCAGACGCAGCAGCAACATTTAAAATGAAACAAGCAGGTGCTGCTTCCATTGGGAGATATTTTTCCTCTTCAGACGGGAAATATTATAAAGATTATAATGCAGCAAAACTTGCTCACGAACAAAGAAAAAAATCAGGCGTAAAACCACTCCCCAAACCAAAACCAAAGTATAACCCTGCTGGTGGTGGTATGGGAGGTATGCGAGGTAGTGGATCCAGTTCATCAAAATCTCAAACAGCTCCAAGTCCTTCACCAAGGCATAAAGCTGGTACAAGACTTGCTCAAACTGCATCTGGAACTAAGAGATAATAATGGCAAACTTAGTTCCTTTCAATAAATCTAGTTCTTCTATTATTAAACGATCAAAACTTCTTTCAAGTTCTCTTGTAAAGAAAGATGATTCTGCAATTATTGCAAAATCAAACTCTGATGGGAAGATTCTATTTACAATCAAGAATAAAGTAATCAAAATTGATAAACTTTTAAAAAGTTCTTTGCTAACCACTAAAAAAGATACTGAGAAAAAAAGAACTTTAACAGAACAAGAGAAGTTTAAGAATAGAGAAAAGGAATTAGAGAAACAAAAACCAAAAGCAATCCAAGGAATCAATATTCCAACCCCACCTAGATTGGGGGTATTTGACTGGATTAAAAACTTTGTTTTCAATACATTTTTAGGATTTATTGCAGTAAGATTATTTGATCATCTACCAAAACTAATAAAAATAGTTCCTATTATTTTCTCAGCTGGTGAATTCATCATTGATATGGGAGGAAAACTCCTAGATGGATTGGTAACTTTTGTTGATAAAGCATACGATGTTGTAGATAAAAGTCGTGAGTTTGTAAAAAATATTGGTGGCAATGGACTCGCACAAAATTTCGATAGGTTTAATGGAGCACTGAGCAAAATGTTGGATATTGCAGTTATTGCTGCAATATCTGCTGCCACAATGGGTGATGATTTTGGATCTCCTGGTGGTCCTGGTGCAACAGACTTTCTAAAAGTTGGTGGAAAACGTGGAGTCAATCCGCAAGTTGTAAGAAGATTTATACAAAGATATGGAATAGATGCCGCAAGACAAAAATTTGGTCAAGAAGGGATTAAATCATTAGGTGGAAAATTTGCTAGATCAGGAGTTACAAATCTAGCAAGAAAAGGTGCTGTTGGTGTTCTTGGTAAAGGTGGAGTAAAAGCAGCAATAAAAATTATAAAACCACTAACAAAAGCAATACCAGTTATTGGTGGACTGATTGAGTTTGGACTCGCTCTAATGGAAGGAGACAGTCCTGGTAGAGCTGGATTTAGAGCAGTTGGGTCAGTTTTATTTGGTGCCATTGGTGCCGCATTAGGTGGACCATTTGCCTTATTCACTGGTGGATTGGGAGCATATTTAGGTGGTGAAGCGGCTGGAAAACTATATGATTTTATGTTTTCCGGTGGTAAAAAACCAACTCAAAAAACAGCAAAAGCAGCGGGTGGTGGAAAACCTGCAACTCGTGGTGGAAAATTAGTTAGTGGTCCTGCAAAAAGAACGGTAAAGAAAAAGAAAACTCCAAGAACAGTTAAAGCAACTGCACCAAGATTAAGACCGGGTGGTGCTGTTGGTGGTGAAAAGAATATTAAGAAATTATTCCCTGATTCGAAAAACAAAAAAGAAATGAACTCTTTTGAGTTCCTGAAAAAGACATATGATATTTTCTCAAAATCTACTGGACTTGGATCATTAGTTGCTCTTGCAATGAAACCCGTACTGGGAGATAGACCAACCACAGCAGATTATAAAAATGCTGGTGTCGGCATCAACAACTGGATGAATAGATCAATCGCATCAGGAACTCTTGCATATGCAGGTGGTGGCGAAGTTAAAATGGAGAGCATTGTCTCAGGTGAAGATTATAGTGATGTAATAGCAAGATCAGTTAAAGATTCTGTTTCATCTGAGGTTGATAAGGCTATTCAAGACTTGATGCGTCAGTTGATGCTACAACCATCTTCTCAACCTGCTGGTGTTCCTGGACCAACTAAACCTGGGGATCCAAGCACGGTTAATATACAAGGTGGTAGTGCTGATTTTTGGACTCTCGTTGCTATTGTATCAAGAGAGGATGCAGATCCTCAAGGGTCTGCTGACGTTGCACAGTCAATCTATAACAGACTTGCATCGGGAGCATATACAGGAAAAACAATTAAGGATTTGATTACTGCCGGTGGTCAGTATGAACCAACCTGGCAGTATCCTAAGGGAGCTCCTAACATTAAAAATAAACCGAATCCAGAGTGGTTTGCGATTAAGGACGCTGCAAGTGCTGCAGCTGCCTCTGGAATGTCAGAAGAAGCGATGAAATCGGTCGCAGCTTCAATTTTAAACCCAACCCTACAGGAAAATGCAAGACAATTTGTTCAGGGAAGAACTGATTTTAAAGGTGCTAATTCGGGTGGACCTCCAAGTATTCAGAGAAAAGGTGGAGATAATTGGTTTGGATGGGAATATAATTATAAACAAAATAAAATAGGTTCTGTCCCAAACTTTGGAGCAACAGCGACTGCTGGTGGAGCTGGTCCAGGAGGATCTTTCGTTGGTGGAGAAATTGCCTTAGGAAAGGGATATGGCAGCGAGGGAAGTAAAATTGCAGGTGAACTTGGTAGATATATAAAAAGTAAATTAAAATCACCGCAAGATTTTTCACTAGTTCATCGTCATCCAGAGCACCCACCTTATAGTTTAACTTCTGGACATAGTTCTGGATCTTTACATTATCAAGGCAGGGCACTTGATATTGGTGCTTTTACTCATGAGCAAGGTCCAATTTTAAATGTAATATCTGAGTTTAATAGAATGAAAGGTGTAAAACCTGTGCAACTGTTACATGGAAAAAATGAACCAAATTATCATCATAATCATGTTCATGTCGCATATTTTAAAGGTGGCAGAGTTCGTAAATTAACAAGAGCTATTCTGGGAGAAAGGGGTCCAGAGTTTGTCTTTGATGCTGATACAACTGCTGGATTGGATAGACTCGCGCCACAACTCTTAGACAAATTGAATATAGCAAAAACTGAAAAACAAGTTGAAAATATTCTTCAATCATACATGTCGTATAATGCACCTTATGGTGAAGAACCTGAGATTGTTTATATAACAATCGAAGTTCCTGCTGCAGTTCCCGTTCCTATTAGTAGGGGAATGGGAATGTCTGGTGGCGGCGGCATAGATAATACATACGATATCCTAACCCTATAATATAATATAAGATAATGTCATTAGATGCTAATTCAAAAGCCGATATTAAAAAGTTTAATATTTACCCAAATGCAGGCGGAAAGGAAATAAATGTTGCAGGTGGTGTAGTTGAATTGAGTTACTATGAAGATATTATGTCACCAACTGTTCGAGTTACCACAGGATTTATAGATACTGGTCGTGCAGCAGGGGCAAATGACGGTAGTGGTGCAAAAATAACAGCGGCAGAAAAGATAAAACTTACTGGAATGGAAAAGTGTGAGATTGAACTAGAAGATGCTCTTGGGCAAAAAATTACACTCAAAGACATTCATGTTGGTTCAAGACAAAGATTAACTGAGAAATTAAATGATCTAGAAATTTTAGAGATAGTTTCAAAAGAAAATCTTAGAAATGAAAGTGTTAGAGTCATAAAGAAATATGAAGGCAAAATATCCGACTCTATTAAAAAAATATTGCAAGAAGTTTTACAAACTACAAAACCATTAGATATTGAATCTACAAAGAATCAAAGAGCCTTTATTGGTACGACTAAGAAACCATTTTGGTTTATCTATTGGTTAGCATCTCAATCAATTCGTGAGAATACAAGTGCTTTGGGTTTAACTGCTGGTTATTTTTTCTTTGAAACAAAATCGGGATATAAATTTAAATCCATAGATGCTTTACTTGGACAGACTCCAACAAAAAAATACATTTATAATAACACAACTTCATCAAAGATTCCTAAGGGATATACTGGCAAAATTATTAATTATGATTCAAACTTTACTTCTGATATGAATGATAAGTTGATGATGGGAGCATTTAATTCATCTGTAAATTTGTTTAATTCATTTGAAAGTGCTTTCAATTGCAATCCACTTAACATTGGAGCGCAAGAATCTGCTATCAAGTATCCAGGAACCGAGTATGGAAAAAATTTGAATTCATTTTTTATCAAAGATCCATCTCGTTTTTTTACTGGAAATGAAGCAATAGGAGCATTGACTGATATTGATCGTTCACACGAGTATGATGTACAAAAGTCTCAAATTTTATCAACATCATCATCACGATATAATCAGTTCTTTACAAACAAAGTTAATATTACAATCGCTGCTGATTTTAGTTTGGAAGCAGGGCAAGCAATATTTGTTGATTTTCCAGAGCAGTCTTCTAAAACAAATCCAGATAATAACTCAAGAATGAGTGGAATTTATATTATTTCAGCACTTTGCCATAAAGTTACCCCAGGAACAAACAATTCAGGATTTCAGGGAATAACATCATTAGAATTGGTTCGTGATTCTTATGGAAGAAAACCAAGCGGAATGGCATCGTCAAGTAAGGAAACAGCATCCTCACCATCAGGATCATTAGTTAGTGGGCAAACTGGAATTCCAGATGCAGATGCGATTCAAGCAGCTGCTGGTGAAAGAAAACTGTTGAGTGATCAAGCTGCTGCAAACTCTACCAGCAATAGAAATCAAGAAAATTTGACAAATGCTGATATTTTAACACCAGAAGAAGCAGAAGCACAATTTAGATTTAGATAATAAATAAGTTAAGTATATTTTGTGTCCCTATGGACAGAACAATCCAACAACACATTAATGATAATAAAGACGAACTAGACAATTCAAATACAAGTAGTCAGCGGCGTCGTCACTTAGAGGGTGAATTAAATTCTTTAAAAGTTTATCATACAAGTCATCCAGAAGATGATCACGACCCAACTCCATTGGAACTTTATTGTAACGAAAACCCAGGCGCAATAGAGTGTAAAATTTATGAAGATTGATTATGTCTGATGTAACCACTGGAACTACATTTAATCCTCAATTTTTCATGAATCCACCTTGGTGGATTGGAAGAGTTGAGGATAAAGAAGTATGGAAAGACAATATTCAAGGAAAGACCTTTACTAATGTTGCAGATATTAAAGGTTGGGGGCATCGATATAAAGTAAGAATTTTTAACTGGCATACTGGTGATGTAAGCAAACTTCAACCTAAAGAGATGGCATTCTGTCAGGTTATCCTACCTGTCACTGCTGGATCTGGACATGGTGGAGCAGCACAAACACCGTCTATTGAAGCAGGATCCATAGTATTTGGATTTTTCATGGATGGGATGGCAGGTCAAGAGGGATATATTGTAGGTCTTGTCGGCAACTCAAATAATAATGTTCCCAAAGAAAGAGGAAAATCTGCTCCCAATCAACCACAAACATCTGTACCACCAACAGCAACGACAGGTGGAAAACCAACACCAACAAAAACAAATCCCCCAACACCACCAACAGGACCTGGAAGTGCCGCTACTCAACCAGTTCCCCAAAATGTTGATCAGTTAAGTACAAATCAACTTAAAAAACTATTAGATCCATCAAAAACACCCTCATCAGCAGTTTTCAAAGAAGCATCTAAGGCAAGACAAAAAGCAAAGGCAGCAGGTTTACCAGAGGCAGAAGTTGAAAGACTGGTATTAGCAGCTACTGTAAAGGCATCTAGACAACCTGGTGCTGACGCAGGAACAAATGCCAATTGTAATCTGGGATATCAACAATTTAATAATACATTCAGAGATGGTTCAGAAGAAAAATCTTCAAAAGTCCCCGATAATCTGGTTTTAAATTCTACTCCACTTTCAACAACAGAAGCACTCCATATTGGCGTAAAGTCAACCAAAGATCTAAAAAAAGATCAAAAAGTAAAAATTCCTCTACTCGACGTATCAAAAAAGAATAATAGCAATATAACAGGAATTCAACGTTCAATTAAGAATTTAATCAATACTGTTGAAGAACTGAAAAAGACACACAACCAAGTGTCTGCACTTGCGACAGAAGCAAAAGAATTTTCAAATAAGATTGAAAGTCAAATAAATGGTATTGTAGGTGAAATTTCTGGATTTACAAAAAATATAATGGGAGGAGTTCGCTCTTATACTCTATCCAAACTATCGGATCAAGCTAAAAAAGCAGCAGGAAATCTTTTTCCATCAGAGGTTCCAAAATTTTATAAAAAGATAGAAGAAGGAATTGCTTTGATGAATTGTGTATTCAATAAAATTACTGCAAATATGCCAGGACTTTTGAAAGATTTGCTTAAAGGTCTTCTTGATAAAATGATCAATGCTCCATTATGTGCGGCAGAAAATGTTTTGTCTGCAATTATGAATAATGTTATAAAAAAACTTACTGATGCTCTGAGCAAAGTTTTTTCAATGATTAATTCAGCTCTTGCATCAATAACAGGAACTCTTGGTGCTATTGGAGGGGTTCTTGGTTCAGCATCTAGTGCTCTTCAAAAAGCATCTAGTGCTGCGGATACAGTTAGTGCTATCGGATCTTCCCTAAAAGGATTTGAATTGGATGGTGGAGAATTTGGAAATATGTTTAATGCTCTTGACTATGTAAAGGGAATTAAACAATTCTTCTCTTGCGATGATGAAGAAAGTCCTGTAAAATATACAGAAATATCATTAGATGGACCTGCAATTCCGGGTGGAGATGCTGCGGCATCTCCAACTCAGGACGGAGGAGCACCAGTTGGAACAGGAGATCCTTCTGCATCTGCGGCAAACGTAGTGAATAATGTTCCAAGTCAAAACAATATAGATACTCCTACAACAGATAATTTTAGAGAAGCTGTTAGATCAGGAGACTCTGAAACAACAGGATTTACACTTTTTTAATTAAAACATATGCTTTCCACTAGTATACCATTTGATTCTGCTATTAAAGTATCTTTTTTTGACAAGGATGGTCAAAAAGTAGAAGGGTTGAGTATTAAACAAGCTGTTAAAGTTTGGGAACGTAATAATGAAACTCTGTTTTATTTTAAAACAGGTGATGGTACAGAACAAGAACTCACTATTAAGGAGGTTAAAAAACTTCCAAATAAGAAAAATATACTTCCTTCCAAATCAAATTGCAATACTGGACCAGTAAAATGTGGACCGCCCGTGGTTAAGTTTTTTGGTGGTGGTGGATTTGGAGCAGCTGCAAATGCAATCATTAGTCCCATTTCATCTTCTGTAATTGGATTTGATATTGTCAATCGTGGAAAGGGGTACAAGTCTCCGCCAAATGCAGAACTTATTGATCCATGCGGAAAGGGCGCAGGATCCAGTGTAAGAGTTAATATTAAAAATGGTCAAATTCAAGATATGGTTCCTGTTGCACCAGGAGATGGATATATTGCTTCACCTGACGGTAGTTTAGGTGGCAATGAAAGAGTTTGGAAAGAACCTGATGAAGGATATGTTGAAACAGAAGATGGTCGTTATTATGTTGTGCAACCTTATAGACCAATTCAAGTTAAAAAAGGTAGCACCTATTATCCTCCCGATGGTCCACCAAGAGTTCTTGAAACAGATGAGGTTATCAATTTACCATTAGTTCCAGTAGACCCACCAAAAGCCACAACATATCCAACTTATTTGTGTTTAGAAAAAATAGAAGTTCTTGATCAAGGATTTGGATATAGGCAAGGAGATAGATTAATCATTACACCAAACAATGGAACTGAGACTGAACTTGTAATAAATGAGTTTGGTCAAATTGCAGAAGTAAAAGTTCTGAGAGTGGGATGTGGTTTTAATGATATTCCTGATATGAGAACTGATTCCCCAACAGGATTTAATGCAACATTCACACCAATTTTCAAAGCAACTCCAAGACCAAAAGATCCATTTATTGTTCCTGAGGGTGCAAATGTGGTTGAAGTTGTTGATTGTGTAGGAAAAATTCCACCCAAACAAATTTTCGATATTGTACCGAGGTAACTAAAATGGCACGTTCAGAAAATTTAGAAACAAAAGACGTAAGAACAAAAGATGGAAATCTAAGATTTGGTCATATTCATGAAGACCAAGTAAAGTCTTCGATTATGATGCAAGGTCAAGGTGGTCTTGAATATGTAACCATTGACCAAACTGGAAAAAGAAAAGCATGGATCACTTCTAGGTGTAGAGGTCGATATCAGATTAAATGTGGAGATAACATTCCAGAAGGAGATGTTGCAATTTTCATAAGTTCTGCTGGTGAAAATGGTTTGAATCTAGGAAATATTGAGATTCATACAAAAGGTGTCTTCAAAGTTAATGCAAAGGAAATTCAATTAATTGCAACTGGAACAGATAATAGTACTGGTAGGATTACTCTTCAATCCAACGAAGAAATAAAATTAGATTCAAAGCAGATTAATATCAATGCCGCTGAGGCAATGAGCATACTTTCTGACGGAGAACTAAATACTACTGCCAAAAATATTATGAAGATGACCGCAGGATCTTTTCAAAAGTTAAGTTCTGCTAGTACATTAAAGTCACCAGTAATCCCAGTTAATTCAAGATTATTGGGTTCATCTAAACCAGGTTCAAATTAAAAGGAGAGATAATTATGTCATCGTTTAGTGACTCTGAATATATTAATCAATTATTTGTTGCGAAGGATGAGGTAAAACCAAATCTTTTTGGTAGAGGGAAAAAGAAAATTAATGGATCAGCTTATCTACAAAGTCCTGTTCTAGCTGGAAAGGATAGTAGTTTCTCCGAAGTAAAAGCGACTGTAATGATCGGTCAGATGGAAAATAGTGATACATCATCTGATAGATCTCTTTATGTAAAAGGAGATGTAAAAATTGAGGGAGACCAAAGATCTGGAATTAATGTTCTTGTTATCGATGGAGATGTTCTTGTTAATGGTAAGGTTGATTGTGGAAATAAAGGTGCATTAGCAGATAGATTTAGCCAGGCAGATGCAAGACCAAAACCTTTTGATATGGTTCATCCATCTTTGGGTGAAGGAAATCGTCTCCGTTACGCATGTATTGAGGGACCAGAGGTTGGCGTATATTTTAGAGGTAGACTAAAAAATAAAACAGAAATTAAACTTCCTTGGTATTGGAAAGATTTAGTGCATACTGATAGTATCTCAGTTCAACTCCAACCAATTGGATCCCATCAGAATGTGATTGTAAAGAGATGGGATGATTCAAAAATTTATCTTCAATCAAATGGCGGTATGCCAATCGACTGTTTCTATCATGTATATGCCGAAAGAAAGGATGTGAATGCTCTGGTCGTTGAATATGAAGGCAACGAATGGAGTGATTATCCAGACAAGGATTACAACGATCCTCAGTATGCAAATAAAGTGAATACCAAAACACTATGAAAAAATTGATTTACATTGAAGAAAATTTTTTAGATCCTTTTTTGTGTAAATCATTCATCAATTTTGCAAAAAGTAACAGGGAAGAAATACCATACGGAGACGAGAGTAGAGGTGGAGACACATTTCTTACCACAGTAACTCATTCAAATCCCAATGAATCCTTACCCAAAGAACCAATGGTTCCAGAACCAGATGGCAATTATGGTGCGATTTACTTGGGAGGAAACGTAGATCCAACTAATATTGAAATTAATAATGATGATTTACATGCAGAAGTTGTAAATGCTATCACAAAAATATGCAAATCCTTTGATAAAGAGATCATTTTAGATTATGTTGGTGTTGTAAGGTGGCCTTCTGGAACTTTCATGAAACCTCACTTTGATAAAAATGATGTACATGGACAGGATGTATTTGCAGCAATGCTTTATCTAAACGATGATTTTGAAGGTGGTTATACCTGTTTTGAAAATTTTGAAGTTAAACCAGAACCAGGCAAACTCATAATATTTTCAAACTCCTTATATTTGCATCATGTTTCAAAAGTTGAAAATGGAGAAAGATACGTTTTATCACTTTGGTACAAAGAAGATTGACACTGCGCCCAAGCGGTGCTATGATACCTGGGTAATCAAAAAACGAACTAATGCAAGATGAGTACCTGTCACGATGCGTGATTGATCCAGTGAGACGAACCGTGTATCTGTATTCTAATGAAGGTGATAGTAAAGAAGTCATCTGTGATACTGTCGAAGAGTTTATGAACGTTCTAACTTATGTTCGTTCTGTTGTTGATGAAGATACTCTTTCTTATGCAAGTCCTCTATGAGACCTGAAACTAGACAATCAATGGAAATGCTTTTCACTGCAAAGTGGAATGTTCCAACCGCAGCAGTAAACTGTGGTCTTACTAACAAAGAGATGAAGATTACGTTTAATGAATACTGTCGGTTACATCTACCCACTTATGTGGTAGAATCAAACGATCAACTCAGTCTTCCCTGAGTTTTTTATGCCCGTGTAGTCCAACGGCAGAGACAGAGGACTTAAAATCCTCCCAGTGTCGGTTCGAATCCGACCACGGGTATGCGGTACTCCCTCTAAATAATCAAAAGTGGGAAATGTCATATGAAGTACCGTATCGATACTGCATATGTTTGGTACAATGAAGGCAAGATGATTGTCTTAATGTATTTCATAAACAACGTTCCTTTTACTTTTGATGAACTTCCAGATTGTGCAATGCAAGATTTGGAAATCATTCATCTAGCAAACAACGAAAGAAGATATGAACCAGAGGATTTATACCGAACATCTTTCTATTTGATTGATGAAGAGTGCCATCCTTTGATGTTTGAACTTGAACTGGAAAATCCAGAAATGTTGCCTGTTGATTAATTTGCCTCTAAAGCATTAAGTGGCGATGTACCGCTCTTGTAAAGCGGAGAGGACGGTTCAATTCCGTCTGGGGGCTCTGAGTTCTATAAACTCCAAAATGTCATTAATTTCCCAACAAGATCGTGAAAACGTTATTGAATCCCTTGACTTTTATCTCTTCAGCAAAGGACAAGACTTCAGCGAAGAAAAGCGAGCAGAATTCAACGCACTTCTCAACTGGATACGACTGGAATATTTCAAACATGAAAATTAATCTTTGGTATTGCAAGGATATGAAGCAGTGGCGTTGGGTTCTTACTGATGATGCACATCCCATTCTCAAACAAGAATCTGGGCAACAACCATTTCTTCGTGATGCTATGAATGATGTAGCAAATACGGTAGAATATATGATGGAATGTAAGCAACTTGAATGAAGTCTGACTTCTATATTGATAAAGTAACAAAAAAACAAGCAGAAGAACTTTTACTTCAATATCATTATCTTAAAGATATTTCTAAGGGTTTCAAATCAGGTTGGAACTATGGACTCTTTAAGAAGAATGAGTTCTCTCCTTTGAATATTGGTGGACTTCAAGGAGTCTGCATTTTTACTGGATTACCTGTACCTGAAATTGCGAAAGGAGCATTTGAACTTGAAAGACACGAACAACAAGGACTCTTTGAACTCTCAAGACTTTGTATCGAACCTAGTACGCAGTCATGCGAATATAACATCACTTCTTGGTTTGTGTCAAAAACGATTAGACAATTTCGGAGAGATACTGAAGTTAAAGCAATCCTTTCTTATGCTGATTCAGATCACCATTCTGGTACAATTTATCGCGCTTGCAACTTTAAGTATTACGGTCTCACGGATAGAAAAAAAGATTTCTATTATTCAGACGGAACTAAACACTCTCGTGGGCAAGTAAAAGGTTTCGAAGGAGAATGGAAAGAACGTTCAAGAAAGCATAGATACCTCTTGGTTTTTGATAAAGAGTTACAAAAACGCTTGACATGGAAAGAAGAAAAGTGGTATAATAATAGAGGTGATACTTAAACCAGACCCTTCCGTGTGCTTCAGAACTCTCTTCGGAGGGTTTTGTTGTATGATAAATAATCCATAACGGAAACTATAAGTATTAATAAGATGGGTCTCTCCAGATTAGATAATTTTCTGAAATCAGTTCGCGGTACTATTCTTTACGTTGATCCCAATAGTATCGACTCCACTGATAGTGTTGATAATCAAGGTAATAGTCTTACCAGACCTTTTAAGACTATCCAAAGAGCTCTAATTGAAGCAGCAAGATTCTCATATCAGGGTGGACTAGATAACGATAGATTCGGTAGGACAACTATTCTACTTTATCCGGGAGACCACATCGTTGACAACCGCCCAGGATGGATTCCTGATGGGGCAAACAATTTTAGACTCCGAAATGGTCTAACATCCAATGACTTTCCAGAATGGGATGCTACGACTAATTACGATTTAACAACTAATAATAACGCACTATACAAACTCAACAGTGTTCATGGTGGAGTTATCCTTCCAAGAGGAACTTCAATTGTCGGTCTTGATCTTAGAAAAACAAAAATCAGACCAAAATATGTTCCAGATCCAGAAAATAATAACATTGAGAGATCTGCAATTTTCCGTGTAACTGGTGGATGCTATCTCTGGCAGTTCTCAATATTTGATGCAGATCCAAATGATATCTGCTACAAAGATTATACAACCAATATTTTTGTTCCTAATTTTTCACACCACAAACTTACAGTATTTGAGTATGCAGATGGTGTGAATCATGTCGTTATTAATGACGACTTCAATACATTCTCAACAGATAAAACCGACCTAGACCTTTACTATGTAAAGGTAGGTCTTGCATATGGTGCTTCCTCTGCTCGTGAAGTTCAACCAGACTATCCATCAGATGCACTTGATATTCAAACAAAAATTGATGAATTTCGTATCGTTGGATCTCGCGGTACAGAAGTTGGAATCACCAGCATTAAAGCAGGTGATGGCGTAATCTCCTCAACAACAATTACCGTTACTCTTGCACAACCAGCAACTGAATTTGATGTAGATACTCCATTCAAAATTGATGGTGTTGGAGCATTTGGATATGATGGTCAATTTGTCGTTTCTGAAAAACTAGATTCAACTAATATTCGATATAAAGTTCAGAATGCTCCTATAAATGCACTACCAACACTTGCAGGTGCAACAATTAGTATTTCTGTTGATACGGTAACATCAGCATCACCCTACATCTTCAACTGTTCCCTACGTTCTGTTTATGGAATGTGTGGACTACATGCAGATGGTGATAAAGCATCTGGATTTAAGAGTATGGTTGTGGCTCAATACACTGGAATTGGTCTACAAAAAGATCCCAATGCTTTTGTCAGATACGATCATATTACTGGCACGTATGAGGATAGAACTGCTGCGGAAAATCAAAATATTCAATCAGAGTCTTCTTCCAGATTTAAACCATCATATTCAAACTATCATATTAAAGCTTCAAATGATGCGTATCTTCAAGTAGTATCTGTATTCGCAATTGGTTATGCAAACCAGTTCCTTTCAGAAAATGGTGGCGACCAATCAATCAACAACTCAAACTCAAACTTTGGTAGTGTTGCTCTAAAAGCATCTGGATTTAAGGAGAGTTCTTTCCGAAGAGATGATATAGGTTATATCACTCACATTGTTTCTCCAAAAGAGAATGAGTCTTCTGAAATCAGCATTGAGTATTACTCTATTGATGTAGGTAGAACTGTTGGTGTGGGATCTACAACCAAACTATATCTCTATGGCCAAACTAATTCATCAATCGCACCAGATTCTGTTATTGATGGATATAGAATTGGTGCAAGAGAAAATGATAAACTGAATATCTTACTTACTCAGAGTGGAGTATCAACAGAGTATTTGGCAAGAATTGTCATGCCTCATACTCAATTCACTTCTGAAAAGAGATCAACTGTTGGAAGAAGTGCTGTTGGTATCAACAGTATTGCAAGTAATGTTCTCACTTTAACATCAAATCACAGTTTCATTAATGGCGAATCAATTCGTGTTATCAGTGAAACTGGAAACCTTCCTGATGGTATCGGAAATAATTTCGTTTATTATGCAATTACATCTGGTGTAGGATTAAATCAGATCAAGATTGCACAAACTCTAACAGATGCATTAATTGATAATCCTGTTAACATTAACAATAAAGGATCTGCTTTAACTGTTGTAAGTAGAGTCAGTGATAAAAAAGCAGGAGACCTAGGACACCCAGTACAATATGACGTATCTCATAATCAATGGTATGTAAATGTTGCATTAGCATCAACTGAAAATACTCTTTACAGCACAATAACTGGTCTTGGTCTTTCTGGTCTTGGTGTAGCTACTCCAAGAACTTATATCAAGCGTAAACCAGATACAAGAAATCTAAATGACACGATCTATCGTTTACGTTATGTAATCCCATCTGATTCAGAGGAAACAGCAAAACCACCAACTGAGGGATATGTAATTCAAGAATCTAATGTTTCTATTGCATCTACATTAGAAACAAATGCTCTTTATAATCCGACATTTACATCGTTTTCCAACTCAAACCAGTTGAGAAATCCAAGATTTATTGCAGGTGCAAGTTGGAGTGGTGGAGCTGCAAATGTTACAACTGAAATCCCACACGATTTACTAGTTGGATCTCAGGTAGAAATTTTAAATGTAAAGAGCACCAATAATACAACAGGTATTGCAAACTCTGCTTACAACGGAATCTTTACAGTTTCTGGAATAAGCAGCGCGAAGAATTTTAGTTTCGCACTTGCAGCAAATCCAGGAACTTTTGCAAATGATACTGCAACCAGAACTCCAAGTCTTCCATATTTCAGAAAGAAGAAAACTTCCGGAACATATTATATTTACAAAGTTGATGAGATTCAAAGATTTGTTCCAGCTAAGCAAGATGGCATCTATTACTTAACAGTTTTAAATTCATCAAATACACCAGGCGCAGCGCCATTTAATGTAGAAAAGTTTTCACAACCAGTTCAGAATCTCTATCCACAAGCAAACAGAGATAATCCAATATCAGATCCACAAGCATCTGTATCCATAGCACTGCCCGATATTGTTGGACAAGTTGTTGTCAATGATCCACAAAAATCAATTACAAAAGAGACTTTACACAAAAGTCTAGTTGATATTGGTGTAGGTGTTGGTCTAACAAATATTGTATCCAACACAGTTGGAACTTCTCACACTTTAAGTACAAGAGTTGATCATGGATTTAATAGAATCACTGGTCTCACTATCACTAATGCAGGTACAAATTATATTAATGGTAGTTACTATAATGTAAATCTTGTTGGATTTGCAGGATCTACAACAGGATCTCATGCTACTGCAAGAGTTACAGTTTCTGGTGGAACTATAATCTCTGTAAAGATTATTGATGGTGGCAGTGCATATGGTGTAGGAAATACTCTTACAGTCGTTGGTGTTGCAACTACGACATCAAACACACCCGCACTTTTCACAGTCAGCAACATCTATAATAATGTTGAAGACACTTTAAGTGTTGATGGAATCACAAGAGATGGTTATACTGAATATAATACTCTTTATAGAATCGCAGAAGTAAGAGATCCAAGACAAATTGTTGTTTCTTCTGCTGCGACGATCGCACCAGCTTACACTTCTGGAATCGGATCTGTTATTACTTCAAATTCAAATGCAATTCTTCTTGGCAGAACTTTAAATGTTCATTCTATCATCTATAATCATGTAACAGGAATTGCTACGGTTGCGACAGTTCAAACTCATGGATTGCAGATTGACAATAAGATTAGTCTTAGTGGTGCAAATGATTCATTCTTTAACAATCACTTTGTAATTAAAGCAGTTGGAACTACAACATCATTTACGATTAACCCAGGAACTAGCACAACTTCTCGCTCTACATTAGGAACAATCTTTACTCATCCACCAAAATATTCTTCAAGTGGCGGAAATATTGTTCCTACAACTGAGGATACTTCTGGTCGCTTAGTTGCAGAATATGCGGGTATCACCACAACTCTATCATCTGCTATTGGAGTTCTTGATACAACTATCTCCATTACAAATATCACTAATTTTGATTTTAATATTGGAGATTATCTCCTAGTTGATAACGAAATTATAAGAGTTAGGTCCACAGTTTTTGGAAATCCAATTACAGTTTTCCGTAGTGTTCTTGGAACAAAAACAACGACTCATAATTCTGGTGCTGTTATTAAGAGAATTACTCCACGTCCAATTGAACTTCGTAGAAATTCATTAATTCGTGCGTCTGCACATACCTTTGAATATCTTGGTTTTGGTCCTGGAAACTATTCAACAGCACTACCGGATAGACATGATAGAAACCTAACACCACAAGAAGAAATTCTTGCTCAGGCAACTAAGAGTGAAGGTGGTATTGTTGCATTCACTGCTATGAATGATAAGGGTGATTTCTATATTGGTAATAAGAAAGTCAGCCCATCAACAGGAAGAGAAGAAGTATTCGATATTCCTATTCCTACCGTAACAGGAGAAGATGTAACTCCTGGCGAAACTGTTGGATTTGATGTTCAAACTACATCCGAATCTAAGATCGGTAGATCAATAAGAGTTGAAGGTGGCCCTGATTCTAATATAATCAGCCAATTTGATGGTCCAGTTATTTTCAATAATAAAATTACTTCTAACTCAACAAAAGGTATTGAAGCAACATCACTCTACTTACAAGGTGATACAACTGTTTCAAGAAAGTATACCGTTGGTATTGCAACACCTGTTCTTGCAGGAAATCCTGGCGATGTTCATTATAATGGAGTTCCTGTCAGTGAAGACTTTATTGGATGGGTATATACCAATAATAATCGTTGGGAACAGTTTGGTTATATTGGAGATCCTGGGGAAAAGGGTGTTGGCGTATCTTCTAACGGATCTTATCTAGGATTCTCTACGGCAATTAATTTTGTTGCAGGTGTTGGTGCAACTCTTACAAGTGCATTTGACACTACAACCGGAATTTCTACATTTACATTCCAGGCAAGCCCGCTTCAAGTTGGAGTTTCAACTGGTCTTGGACTCAGCAAAGTATTTGCTGGTATCGCTACTGAAATTAACTTTATTGGTTATGGAATAACAATTACTGCTTTCCAAAATGCAGGAATTGCAAGTATCACTTTTGATGCATCTGGTTCCGCAGGAAATCCTCCTGGTCTCCCTGCGAACTCACTACAATATAATGCTGGGGGATTCCTTGGTGGAAGTTCTGCACTACTTTTTAATGGTACAAGTCTTATTGCAGGAAACTCTATTGGTATCAATAGTTCAACACCTTCTGCAAGACTTGAAATTGTATCCTCAACCACTGAGGCACTTCGCATTAAGTCAACTAACAACGACCAAACACCAGTTATTGTAGATGCTAATGGTAATGTTGGTATCGGAACAACGACTGCGATCGGAGCACTTGATGTTGTAGGTAATGCCGCTGTTACTGGTGAATTAAGAGTCTATAATAATAGCAGAGATTATTATGTTGGTCTACAAGCAACAACTCTCAATGCAAATGTAAATCTAACTCTACCACCAGTCGTTGGTGCTGCTAGCAGCATTCTCTATACAACTGGCAGTGGAATTCTAAATTGGATTTCCCCACAAGCATTAGTTGCTCTTGCATATACAAATACTGATGGTCTCCCAGAGGGTTCTACCAATCTATACTTCACTGCTGAGAGAGCCCAGGATGCGATTGGTGCTGCAATTACTTCCGGTATTCAAACAGGAATTACTGTTACATATGATGATGTAAATAACCGCATTAACTTTAACAGTTCAGCGGCTACACCATTCCCATTCACAACTCGTGGATTTAGTATGCCTATTTGATTATCCTGCTTCTGGGATGACTACGATATTATATGCACCAGATGGGAATGATGAGTTTGACGTAGTTACTGAAAAGGTCTGTCCAGCTGCTAACATCAATTCTGTTGGAACTCCAAAATCCACACCTGATCCCTGTATGGATACATATGAACCGTTGTTACTAGTTACTGCAGGAGTAAATTGACTTTGACCGGCGAATGTGAAGTTAGCAAAAGCAAGATTTCTTCCAATTCTAACTCCCTGAGGAATCGCAACACTTCCACCATTTCCCCATGACATGGTATCAAAAGCCCCTCCACCACCAGGAGCCTGCAAATAATTAATCACAATTCTAACATTTTGACCAGTGTTATTGGTATATGAAACATTACCAGTTCCACTTAATACTTCTGCTGCCATATTTACCTGAAAAAATACTTTTCTTGTATTTATAAATAAGTAAAAAGGGTGGAGAGTGAAACCCCATGGCAATCAATAAGAATTTCATAATAAAGAACGGTCTTGAAGTAGGAACAGACCTTATTTTTGCCAATGACATCACGAATACAATTGGTATTGGTACTACCAATGTAAGGCATACTCTACATGTTAATGGTGGTATTGGAGTAACAAACCTTGTTGCCACAGGTATTGCTTCACTCACTTCATTAGCAATATCTGGATCTGTTGCTGTTGGTGCAACAAGTTTTACAGGTTTAAGTGGGCAATATTTAAAATCAACAGGGACTGGTGTTGCGTGGGAAAATTTTCCAGTGGGAAGAACATCCACATCAATTATTGCAACTGCTGGTCAAACTATTTTTAACACAGCATATTCGGTAGGACTTGTTGATATTTTTATCAACGGTGTTAAGTTAACCCCATCAGAATTTGTTGCAACAGATGGAGTTTCAATTACATTAAATGAAGCATGTTTTGGTGGAGAGAATGTTGATATTCTTGCATATGCAGTTCAAGGTCTTGGTATTGGTGCAACAGGAATCACTGGTTTAACAATCCAAGACGACGGCATACTAATTGGCAATCCACAAGGAGTTACTTCGATCAATTTTGTTGGAACAGCAATTACAGCAGCTGCATCAGGAGCAGGAGTAACAATAACAGTTTCTGGAACTGCTAGTGGACAATCTTCTCAGTTTGTAACCAATTCTGCTGGTATTCATACACTTTCTAATGTCGGCATAGGAACCACAAATCCAACATCAAAACTCACTGTGACTGGTGATGGAACTTTCACTGGTGTTGTAACTGCCACATCTTTTGTTGGTGCTCTGACTGGTAATGTCACTGGTAATGCAACGGGTCTTTCTGGAACTCCTAACATCAATGTAGGAACCATTGCGGCAACAAGTCTCAATGCTTCTGGTGTTGTTACGGCGACATCTTTTGTTGGTGATGGATCTGGAATAACTGGAATTATTGCATCTGGAGCAGGAATTATTATCAGAGATGATGGTGCATTAGTTGGAGCAGCTGGTTCCATTGAT